ATTCGCTGCAGATATGGAGCTGTTCTCGGAGATTGTTGATTTTGGGGGCATACCCGAAGAGCGTGATTTGAATTGGCGTACGGTCGCGACATGGAAAGATGTCGATGACATGATCAAGGACTTGTATAACTCGGTCTCGTTCGACATCGAAACCAATCAGTTGTATCCTTGGCAACATTCTTACTACGACGAGAAGCTCAAGAAATTCGTCATTGGCCCCGAGCCGAAAATTCAATCATGGGGCTTCGGCACTGCTCGCACGCAATGGTGCGTTCCGGTCAATCATCCATCATCTCCCTGGACGAAGCTGGAGCTCGAAGAAATACTCGAGCGCATCGATGTCGCTGTCCGAGAAAACTGCAACCTCATCACGCACAACGGCAAGTTCGACATGCTGTGGATGCGTGTGCATTACGGCGTTGAATGGGAGATCGCATTCGATACGATGCTAGCTCACTATATTCTCGACGAGAATGGCTGGCATGATGCTGAGACGCTTGCTGTCAAATTCTGCGGTGCGTTCAAATGGGACGTTCCTCTCACGCTCAAGCAAGGCCTGTCCGGGACTTGGCAGCAGCATGGCAAGTATCTCGCCACTGACCTGTACTACACTCGCAAGATGCGCTTCATCTTCGGCAAGATGCTTAACGATGATCCTGACATCAAGCGCGTGTTCCAGAAAATCCTCGTCCCATGCGCTAACCTATTTGTGGAGATAGAATTCAATGGTGTCTACATTGATCAATCAAAGTTTGACGTTGCCGAGGAATTTTTACGGAAACAGTACAATACGGCGCTCAAAAATCTCAAGCAATGGGAACCGCCATATTGGGAAACAGCCAAAGGTAAAAAACAAGATTTCAATTGGGGATCACCAGCGCAGCTTGGGTGGCTGCTATTCGACGAGCTTGGGATTGAACCCCTTGATAAAACCAAGACTGGGAATAACTCAACGTCAGAGAGTGTTCTCAAGCGCATTGATCATCCTTGCGTGGGAGACCTTCTCAAATTCCGTGAAGCAAAACAGCAGCTATCCTTCTTTATCGACGGTTGGAAACCCTATCTAGTTAACGGTCGACTTCATCCTTCCTTTAAGCTTCACGGAACTGTTACTGGTCGTCTATCATGTGAGAACCCCAATCTACAACAAGTACCACGTGACAAGCGTATCCGAACGCTCATTACTGCGCCTAGTGGATGGTGGCTTATCGAGGCTGACCTATCTCAGATCGAACTTCGCATCGCAGCCGAACTTGCGAACGAACGTAACATGCTTAGGGCGTTCGCAACAGGGGTGGACGTCCACTGGCTCACCGCGCTCACCGAGATCAAAAGAAGTGGCGCTCTTCCCGAGCTTGTGAAATCCACAGCCAGGACCGCGATGCAAAACCCAAAACTCGGGTACAACGAATGCATCAAGGTGCTACTCGAGATGGGGCCTGACGCAGCTTGCGATATCGATCCCGAATGGAAGGAATATCGCAAGAAAGCCAAAGCGATCAATTTCGGTTATCTGTTCGGTATGTGGTGGAAGAAATTCAAGCTGTATGCTCGAGATAACTACGGCGTGAACGTCACCGATCAGGAAGCTCAGGACTCTCGTGTATCGTTCTTCACGCTATATCCTGAATACGAGTCTTGGCATCGTCGCCAGCGTCGTCACGTTCGACGCAAGGGCTATGTTGTATCGCTTTCCGGTAGGAAGCGACGCTTGCCGGCAGCGCGCTATGCTGAGGACAGCCCTGAGCGCCGAGAAGCCGAACGTCAATCGATCAATTCGCCGGTGCAATCGTTCGCTAACGAAATCAACCTCATGGCCGCATTGCAGCTACGCAAAGAATTTAGCCGAAAGGTTTTGCGGCTTGTAGGAACAGTGCACGATGCTATATTGATGGAAGTGCGCGAGGACTATGTCGAACGCGTCTACAAGCGCACGCTTGAGATAATGTCGCGTCCCGCATTGTTCGATGAGTTCCAGATCGACATCGAGGTTCCGCTGATGGCCGAAGCGAAAATCGGACCATGGGCAGACGGCGTTACATTGGACAAATGGTTGAAAGAGAGGAGAAACAGTCGTGTCAAAGAGGGTGCTTAACAAAGCCAAGAAGATGCTGAAAGTCACAGCATCGCCGAAAGGCTTGATGGCCGACAACTACAAGCACGCGACATCGAAGTCGGGTGAGTTTCGTGTGAGCCAGTCCAAGGTCAAGGGCTGGCGTAAATGCCACTACTATTACTACCTGCGTTTCGTGAAAGGCCTCACCAAAAAAGTCAAATCACGTTCGTTGCAGGTTGGTACGATCGTCCACAGCATGTTAGATGCTGACGCTGAGGGCGATGATCCGATGGAATTGCTGAAGAAGACGGCGAGGGAAAACATTCAATTCCTCCGTCAGAGCTTCGACGAGTACGGCGACATCATCGATGACGTTCGCCAGATCATGACCGAGTACTTCCGTTACTACAACGAAAAGGATTTCCGCCTCAAGCGCATCAACGGTCGAAGCGGCGAGCATCCATTCGAGATCGAGCTGGAGCCGGGCGTCATATGGACCGGCAAAATCGATAAGATCGGCTGGACGCCGAACAAGCTGCAATGGATTGGCGAGACGAAAACGTTCAAGCGTCGACCGAGTGACGGTAGTCGTTGGCGCTCAGTGCAAGCAGCGACATACATTCGCCTCGTTCGCATGATGGGCTGGGTCAGCGGCGAGCTTGAAGGCATGGTCTGGGACTACATCAATAACAAGCCGCCGACAAAGCCCGGCTTGCTGAAGAACGGCAAGGACATATCGAAGAAAGCGATCACCACACTACCGATCACCATCACCGAGACTCTGCAAGAGCTCGGCCTCAATCCGAAACTCTACAAAGATTACATCAAGCGTTCGGAGGACAAGCTCGACGAATGGTTTTATCGCATCGAAACGCCGGTGGATGAAAGTGTCGTGTCTCTACTATGGGACGATTTCACCTCGTCGATACATCAGATGATGGACGGTCACGGCAAATACAAAGACAAGTGCGTTGACACGCATTGCGACTGGTGCGACATGAACGCCATTTGCCAGGCCGAACTCGAGGGAAGCGATGTTGACTATGTGATCGAACACGATTATGTAGTTGGTGATCCCGATCAATTTGAACCCGTAATTGCTGACTGAGGAGACACACATGCCGGCACCATCACGGACCAGGCACCAGGCTCGTATCAAGCCTGGCTTTCGTTCTATCAGCGAAGTCAAGCGCTATCGATCATTCGTGTTCTACGGTCGATCCGGCACTGGCAAGACTACTCTCGCCAGTACATTCCCCGCGCCTATTCTGCTCCTAGACGTGAACGATGAGGGCACCGACAGCGTGCTCGATATGAGTGACGATGATCTAAAGGTTTGGGATATCGAGGATGGCGAAGAATTCGATGAGGCCTATTGGTGGCTCAAGCAGAACCCAGGCAAATTCGCCACAGTAGTGATCGATACCACGACGATGCTGCAGACCAAGCAGGTCGAAGAAATCAGCGGCAAATCGCTTGAGAAGACTGGGAAATTCGCCGGTGACTGGGGAACGATGACCAAGCAAGACTGGGGCAAAGTCGCTTCCTGGATGAAGACGCGTATCACGCGTTTCCGCAATCTTCCGATGACTGTGGTGTTCATTGCACAGGAACGTCTATTTAACGTCGAGGGCGACGACGAAGACAGCGTTGGCCTGATCGATCCTGAGGTCGGTCCGGCTTTGTCGCCCAGCGTGAAATCTCATCTCAATGCCGCTGTCGGGATGATCGGTCAATGCTATGTCCGCGTCAAGAAAATCAAGAAAAAAGATGCGAAGGGCAAGTTGACTACGGAGAAGCGGTACGAATACTGTTTGCGCGTAGGACCGAGTGACATTTACGCCACAAAGGTCCGAAAGCCGAAACGGATCAAACTACCTGAGGTCATAGTTGATCCGGAATATGATGACCTTATCGCGATGATACAAGGAGAATGAAATTGGCACGAGCACCACGTAAATCCAAAAGCAAGACGGTCCGCAAGATCGACATGTCCGAAGAGGTCAAGTACTTCGGGGTCGATGAGGACGTCGAGCTGGTCGTCAAGAAGGCGGAATGGGAAGAGGGCGACGCCGGCCCGTATATCGCCATCGAGTTCGGCGGTGTCGATGACTACGACGAAGCGGTTCTCTACCACAACGCATCGGCGTCGCCGAAGGCGCTCGGTCGCTTCCGCGCTTTGATGGAAGCGCTTGGCATCGAATTGCCGGAGACCGGCGAGGTCGAGGTCGATACCGACGACCTGATCGATCTGCACGTCATGGGTCACACTTACGAGGACGTCTCGACCTACGACGGCAAGACCAGGAAGTCGGTGAAAGCCGAGGATTTCTGGCCGGTCGACGAGAAGGCGTCGAAGAAGGGCGCCAAGAAGGACGACAAGAAGAAGTCGTCGAAGAAGGCCAAGGAACCGGAGCTCCTCGAGCGTGACGCGGTCGAAGCGATGGATCGTGATGAACTCACGGAGCTCATCAACGAGCACGAACTCGAGGTCGATCCCGATACTCGCAAGCTGAAGAAGGATGACGAGGCATTGCTCGCCGCCGTCATCGAGGCGCTCGAGGAGAAGGAGCTTATCGAGGAGGAGGAGGAGAAGAAGCCGGCAAAGGGAAAAGCCGGTTCCAAGTCTTCGTCGAAGAAGTCGAGCAAGAAGTCCGAGTCCTGGAGCGAAGATCAAATCCAGGACATGTCGGAGGAGGAGCTCCAGGAGGTGATCGACGCCGCCGAGATTGAGGTGGACCTCGACGACTTCCCGACGCTGCGCAAGAAGAAGAACGCAGTGGTCGACGCGCTGTCCGAAGCCGAGAAGCTCGACGCCTAGGCCTCATCCGCAGTAACGAGAAAGGGGCCGGGCGTCATTGCCCGGTCCTTTTTGGTAGGAGAAACCTGATGCCTAAAGATGAGATAGTTCGACAAGCGTTGCGGAAATTCAAGGAATTGGCAAAATCACGTCAACCGGAATTTCAGTTACCGTCCGACAGTCAAATCGAAAGCATTCTTGGAATGGGTAATAGAGGAGACGACGGATGATCATCAATCACCAAGATAAGCTTGAACTCGACGGCAACACCGAAGGCGCTAAGTATTTCCCGCCGTACGTCAGCGCCACAGATCGAGTGTTCGTCAAATACCGTGACGGCAACCAAAGCAAGATACGCGTCGCCGGCGGCTTACGCTGGGAGTGGATCGATCTCCCCGACGACATCATGGAATATCGTGTGGCCAATGCCTGATACACCAGAAATATTGAAGGTGTTTCTTCAACGAGGCGTTGTCATCGATGCTGATGGTGAGGAACTTCCCATCATTACCATGTACGACGAATGGGGTGAAGAATGCGAGGACCCCGATGACGCAGTCGCAATCAGCGCCGGACGACCAGGTTACTATGTCGCTGTGACGTTGGAGGATTAGATGAGTCTCGAAGCTTGCGTTACGGTAGAGAATGAGATGCTGAGATTGCTCGAGGAAATCAGCGTTCTCGAAGCCAAGGAACAATACGATGCCGAAGAGATCGTGACGCAGATCAAGCAATATGCTCAGAAACGTTTGGAAGCAGCGAGGAGCGGGTATCTGTAAATGGCTAAGAAACGTGAGACAAAGCGCCAGCAAAAGATACGCCGGGCGTTCAAAAGAAAATACGGACCAGACCTGTGGTGCTTCAAAGTGCACGGTGGTCCATTTCAAAGCAGCGGCATCGGCGATATCGTCGGTGTCGTTTTCGGTTTGGCATTTATGTTTGAGGTGAAAGAACCTGATGGTGACGCGAGCGAAATCCAACTTGAAACCATCCGAGATTTTAAGCTCGCTGGGGGTATCGGCGCTGTCATTGTCGAAGCTGCCGAAGGTATCCGGCTCATTGATCGAGCTCTGGCCCGAGCAAGAAGATGCGGTTTCATTCGTCCTGAGCCGAGACGAGACAGCGCTATTCTTCGAACAAAGGACAGGCAAAACGTTCATTACCATGTCAGTGATCGAGCGCCAACCGCGGGACATATTCGCCGGCGTGCTCGTGTGCATCCTGACGAATAAAGAAACGACGTGGCGTGACAACCTCACAAAGTTCCTCCCTTGGCTTAATGTCACCAGTGATTGGGAAGAATACAAAGCTCTGCCTTGTCCCAAGCTTCTGCTTATTCATCATGATGCGCTGCACACTGTCGCCAAGAAAATCAAAGGAAAGAAGTGGATCACGTTTTGCGCGGTCGACGAAAGCCACAGATGGAAAGCTCGAGGATCGCGTGTGTCTCGAGCAGGCGCTAAGCTTGCGTTCATCAAGAAGAAGTTGTTGCTGACCGGCACGCCTATTGAAAAACAACCGAAGGATTTGTGGGCGCAATTCAGGTTTCTCGCTCCCGACATCATGGGAAGCTGGAAGGAATTTGAAGAAGAGTTCATGCTGTTCGATGACATCGAGATTGACTACAAGCGCTTTCCGCCTGGAACACAGCGCTGGAAATTCAAGGTCATGCAACGGGGCATGCTCAGAAGCAAAGCCGAGTTCGACTACACTAAATTACCGAAGCTCATTCGCTGGATCAAGCCGTTCTGCATTCGCATGACAAGGGAACAAGCCGGTATCAAGCGCGTCAAGGTTGAAGAGCTTCTAGTACCGATGGGTCCACAGCAGACAGCCATGTACAAAGCGATGAAGAAAGCCGGCGTGCTTCGCTTGCCAGGTGGCGCTCGCGCAATGGCACCGATGAAGGTTACGGAAATCATGAAGCGTAGAGAGATCGCTTCTGGTTTCGTGTATGATGACGAAGGCGATCTGCACTACATCGATGACGCCAAGCTCGAGGCATTGGTCAAGCTGTTCAAGAAGCTACCGAAGCCCCTGGTTGTGTTTTGCGCATTCAAGCCGGACAATGATCGCGTCACCGAGCGTTTGCGTTCCCTGGGTTACGATATCGAGCAGCTTACCGGTGCTACGTCACGCAAGCGTAAGCCGATCATACAGCGCATGTTCCAGAAAGCCCAGCTTGACGGTCTCGTAT